CGAATAGTGGTTGTGTCAATCTTGTCATTAGGAATGAGCAGAACAGAAAGGTCTTTTCGGTTTCTGTCGTACACATAACTGACCCGACGAAGACTGCCTTCATAAACATTTATGGTTTTAAAACGAGCAGGAGAGTCGGTATTAGCATAAGCATTTTCTAAAAGAACAAACTTATATTGAGTCCCTTCAGGATCGGTTCCTGTGAACTCGCTTCCACGAGCAAGATATGTGTCTGTGGTAGCCGAACCGCTTGAGATTGGAACGGTCAAGGTAGCCTTTGCTGCACGAGCCGACTGTGGTGTATATCCCAACTGCTTGGCATGAGACGCAATAGACGGACGCAATACCGCACTATCCAAGAACATTTCGTTAGCCACCATGTTGGCGTAGAACGACTGGTAATGGGTATTGTAAGCCATTACATCAAGAATGGTGCTCAACACCGATCCGTTGAAGTTATAGTCTTTCAGAGTGTCCTGTGATTCAAGGAATGCTTTTAGGGAAGCCTTTGCTTCTGTAAAGTCCAATCCAACCACATTCAGAGCGTTAGCGTTTGTAGCCATCAGCGAACCCTTTCAAGTAGTGTTGTTACCCTATCTACCGCTCCTACCGACTGAATCGTATACTCTACCGCTACCTGATAGTCATTGGAATCAGGATTAGACACCACATCTACTATTATATTGCTCACACGCGGTTCGTTTTTCCTTATGGTTTCAAGGATTCGGTCACGAATTTCAAAGGCTGTAATGGAATCCACAGGCTCAAAGAGCAAAGGGCGAAGAGACGCACCGATTTGGGGCTGAAATAGCCGTTCGCCAAATGCGGTGGACAGCAGATTTTGAATTGCCACTTTGATGGCTTTGGTGTCTTTTGTTAGCACCACATCGCTATTTTTAGGATTACGGGTAAACAGCGGGTCAATATCCGTGTATACTGGTTCTTGTGTGGATGTTGAAATTTTTAAGGGCATTAGTGTTTACCTAGAGTAAGGTGTGTGTTTATTGCCTTTGTGGAGGTGCAGATCACCTCTCCTAGAGAGTTTTCAGATATTCCTTCCGCGTGAACCGAGTCCAATTCAGAAAAATCACACCAATGGCAGCACACAAACCCCATAGGGGTAAGTCCGTCTTCACACCGTAGAGGGCTAACCGCAAAGCACAGTACATTATTTATCTCAAGCCCGTAACGGAATGAGCACTGGGGTAGATCACTGGTTCTGATTATTTTATTACTGCGGTTGTCCAAGATGTCCACCAATTCTTTATAACGGGTCAAGAGCACATCCTGTGACTCTAAAAGCATTCCTTGAACGCCTGTTCCACACGATTCGTGGGTCACGGAGAACCGCTTAATGGAACTCCCGTCTGCAAACTTACCGCCGTTGTGGAACTGAAAAACTATTGTTCGTGAAGCACGAACCAACAGCCTCAATTCGGTCAGGGTTTCGTGAACTCGGCTATGAACTTGTGCTATATTTTCTTCTTTCCTCACATTTGCTCGGACAGAGTTCTTTCGTTTTTTAATCATTGTCCACAAGCCCACAATCATACCTACCCCAAATACACTAACCATTTCACCCATAGAGTAAAATATTTCTTTGAAAGACGAAATTGTTGATACTTCTTCGGTCATCGCGTTGTTGTACTCCCTGAACTAGCAAATGGAGAAGCCACAGAAGCGTTTGCCGCTCCTGCCAACTGTTGAAATTCTGGTGTGAGCAATCCGCTATTATTCACAGCAACACTCATCTTGTTGCACGGATCGTTTGCATCGCCAATAAGTGTGCTAAAGAAATTGATTTGGCTGTAATTTGCAATCTTTGATGCTGCGTCGGTAATCATGCCAGCACTTTTAGTAGTCACATCACTTATGGCAGAACTGGCTTGATTTATTTTTGAAGTGATGCCTTCAATTGCAGAGTTAAATTCTGCTGCTGCACTTTCCATTCCTGAACCAGAAGGACTCTTTGCAAAATTGTCAAGTATGCGATCCAAATCGGCTTGAACGCCTCCACCTATTGAAATAGCATTCTGTCCGTTTCCTGTCAACACACCAATAGAGACAGTAACATCTAATCCTTCTATTCCTAAAGCACATCCAAGATTAGCATAGAAATTCATGCTACCAATAACACTCATAAGAGTTTGTGGATTGCTTAATTTATCGGCTTGAGCCTTGAATGTGTTCACATTTTGTTGCATACTGGTAAGGCTCGTAATTATAGTGTTGAGTTTAGTGGTGTCTACTCCAGTGTTTCCAAGAGCACCACCAATTGTTCCTGCTGTTGGGGTTTGAATAGCAGTTTTTAAAGCGTTTAGTTTTATTAAAGAACCGCCAAGGGCACTTGACAGACCGCCTGCCTGCCCACCGGTTGTATTTTGGACAAAAGACTTGCCTGACTGGCTATTGACAAGATTTTTTTGTTCGTCGGTTAGTTTTTGCTTACATGGACATGTCATGGTTTACCCCACTATTACTCGTGCTGAACCTGTTGGAACATCACCACACGATGCCTGACTGGCTTCTGTGCAGACAGGAATCCCCCCTACTACAACTCGTGGATTTCCGTTAATCATGGTTGCGTTGCTGTGTTCGTCTTTTCCGTGATTTTCAACAGGATTTCCCTCTACAACTATGGGGTTTCCTTCAATGACCACAGAAGAATCTCCAACTAGAATAGTTCCTCCAGCAGTATCTATGAATGCTCGGCAAACTCCTGGCATTAGATATTACCTCCATCAATAAATGTGGGATTGGGCGAAGGATCTACCGCAAGAGACATAAGGGTAAACCCAGAAGTGTCTTCACTTGGAAGATATCCATAACTTTGTGTTACACCACAAATCCAAAACTTTCCGTCTCGTGAAACCACATCTCCGTAGTTGTATACTCGGTACACAGAAGAACCTGTTTCGTATTTGCGATGGTCGCCTCTGTAATTCATTGTAGTTGAACCTTACTTGGGCGAACAGACGGCGATCCCGAATTCAATTCTATGCGGCTACCAATCACAGCAACCGATCCATCAGAGATGAACTCAACGGTCTTACCCGAGAACGCGATGCTGTCAGCAGCAAAGAATTCTATCTGCTTGCCCGAAGCACGGAACTTGCCTTCGCATTGCAGATTCACTTCAGCCTTTGCAAAAATATTGATGTTGCCGTCTATCTGAATATTGCTGCCGTTGCCATTGATGGTCAGATTCACAGGGCCATCAACCACAACATTTAAGCCTTCTTTTCCGCCAATATAGACTTTTTTGTTGCCCAAGCAGATTTCGTAATCATCACCAACAATCTTTTGAACACGGGTTCCATCAGGATTATTTTCCCAACCGTTTCCAACTTCAGTAAATGTACCTGATGCGTGATATTCGTGAATACGCTCTGCACCGGGAGTGTCGTCGTATTCTTTTATGTGTCCACTCTCAGTAAACTGCACATGATTGTGGGGATACGCTGCGTTGTACGGGGTAAGAGGCTCACTCCATTGGGACTTGCCGTCTTTGATGCCCGGTGTGCTTTGTATATTTTGCTTTAGTGTGCTTGCTTTCTTTTCTGTGACCGTGCCCTGCCCATTGGTTTCGCCGTTGTTTCTTGCCAAACGATTGGTATCAGTTTCGCCAACCACAGACACACCAATAGGAAATAGCCCGTTGTTTACATCATCTGTTTTTGCGGGATATTGTCCTGACGGATCATCAAAACCTTTAGAAGTAACTGCTTCGGACTGTGGAATTCCACCAAAAGAACCCATCATAACAGGTTCTTGTGCGTCTTCTCCGTCTCTAAAAAATCCAAACACATGAGAACCGTTCAACAGTCCTGTTGGAGACTGCCCGATACCAGACAGGGCAGCACTGGTGATTGGCTGCATGGGATACGCCCAAGGCAGAGCAGCGGTTGGCAGTTCCACCTTGTTATCAGAATGAAAACCAAATATTCGGACGCGGCATCTGCCTAAAAATAACGGATCGGCGTTGTCTTCCACAACACCATGCCACCATACAAAGCCTTCTCGCCCTGAAAAACCTTTCATCATACCCCCAATGCGTTTCTGGACAGTTCCATTTTACAACTGTATGCCGTACCAAAAGTATGCCTGACTGATGTTATAAGATAGTTTCCGCTAAAGTTCTTGTCTGCCTTGTCTGCCTTGACAGCGTGATCGGAAGCAAACTTTGGAGTATACAGATTTATGATCTGACCTACTCGTTTGGTGCTGTCTCCGTAAACATCTATTGCTATTTTTTGTGTCATTATGGCATTCAGGTGATATTTTCTCTTCAAAAAGAACGACTCAAATCCAGTATTGTCTACTATGTTGTTTTGTTCTGTGTATGCAGTATAGTTGGTTGACGGCAAGAAGTAGTATGCACACGGGTCTTTATAAAAATACGCATCATCATTATCAGAGTTCTTATAGTGCGACTTGGTTCCAAGTTTGGTTGAGTCTTGGAACACATCAGTTTCTCTGAATTGTGTTTCACGCTGTTCTTTTCTTAACATATCGTGCACCAACAAGCGAGACGAAACTACACCGTTCATAATATTCTCTGCCATGTTGAAACGGGACAACT